CATCTCTTGGTCGGATGGTGTGAGATAGAACGATTTATGCGGGTACTGTTTCTTTTTTCTGACTGTCATTTGCTTAACCTTATCTTTGACTTTAATATCTTAAACTTGCTGCTATACCATTCGGCATTTTTATTTTCATCAGATGGGCAATACATTTCCTCACGTGCTAATGTCAGCGCATCATCGCGTGAATCGGCATTCACAGTGATTTCCTTTTCTTGGTACATCCATTCGCGGAAGGTGACGGTGTAGGTTTTCATTATTTTATTTTTATTCATTCATACGCCCTCTATTTTTTGAACTACTCTTAATGGAAATAACTCTGAATTATGCGCGAATACACGAAAACTCTTTGCAGCTTGATATAATTCTTTTTTTGTTATGCCTTCTCTCCAGTAATCTTTATTCATCCAATCAAGTGTTGTTTCTGGCGTTACTCTGTCACCTCTGAAATGTCTATATTTACTCATTTTTAATCTCCGAATTTTTATTTAAGAAACCCTACTCATTCTTTGTCGGGTTGGAGCTTTTCTTGCTTTGCTTTTCTTCTTTCTATTTTGGTCAATCATGTATTGGTGTAATGCTGCAATACTGAAACCAAACAAGCCTAGCAGTGCAGTTGCAAAAAGCATTAAGGGGAAAATTATCTGCGGTTCCATTTTAATCTCCTCATTTTTAGTGGATGGAAAGGGGGAATTTTCCCCCTCTCATCATTGTTTTATGATTTAAAAAATTCCTGCTAAAACGTGATAATCTAAATCTCCACCATGACAGACACATTTTTCTTGTCTGCAACTTCTCTCAATGTCTCTGTTGGAAACTGATGTGACATTGATTCTTGCAACAGGATTAGGATCGTCCTTGATGCGTATAAATTCATAATCAATAATTTTTACCACACGATGCCAGCCAAATTTATTTACCAATTTAACTTTTGAACCTTGGTATATAGTTTTCATGTTTATTCTCCGAATGTTTAATTTTATGAAAATGCAATGTCAAATAAGCTAACTACGTCATACTTAATTAGGTCATCAAAGTTTGATGGCATCTCATTTTTTAATGACTCTAGGTACTTGTAATTGGCCGTTTTTGTAACTCTCATCCATGCCTTTTTAAAATCCTTATGAACGCTTATAACTTTATTGGTTTTTACGTTAACGAACGCATACGTATAACCGTTATTCATTTTTTGCATAGCTTGATAAGGTGTCATTTCGTATCTCCGAATGTGTTAGTTGATAACAAGAGAGGGAATTTAACCCTCTCCTTTTATCACTAGCTATAGATAGTTCCGCTTATTCTTTTCCCTTCCATCGCTACTTTCAGATACTTCAAAAAGTCTGGGTAAGCTTGGGTGTAGGCTTGCTTCCAGCAGGTGAATACGTAGCCAATTTCCGATTCTGTCAAAGTCACTTGTTCGTTGGTTTGCGTTTTTTTCATTTCGTATCTCCTCGTTAATATGAAGCCATAGTAACACCGGCGTGTTATGTTGTCAACACCTTTCATAAACTTTTTACTTGGTACATAATGTGGACAAACTAGCAAAGGATTGCAGTAATGATATCTAATTCCCCCGGAAGGCCATCTGAGTTGACCGAAGAAGTAAAGGCACGTGTTCTAGCTGCTGTGCCTGAAGTGATCATTCAAAATCAAATCGCGCTACGCGCACGCATTCCAAAGCAAACCCTTAGCACATGGCTTGTTCGTGGCAAATCTGACAAAAATGCGGGTATTGATTCCATATATGCTCAATTTTCGGACGATTTTTACTACGCACAAACAGAAGTGGTTAAGCAAACTCTCGATTTTTTAAGGTGCTGCCCTAAGAATTATGGGTCTTTAACTTGGATACTCGAAAAATGCTTTCGTGAGGACTTTGGCGCTGATAGCGACGAAATGCGCGAACTGCGCGAACTTTTCAAAATGATATTACCGTTAATAGGCAAAGGAGATGCCAATGGCAGCAAAGAAGGAAAAGAACTTCATACAGAAGGCAATCAAACACCCGGGGGCGCTGCATAAGGAATTGCACGTGCCAATGGACAAAAAGATTCCTGAAAAGAAACTGGAAAAGGCAGAACACTCTAAAAGCGCAAAAATGCGAAAACAGGCCATTCTGGCTAAAACATTGAGGGGGATACGCAAATGACCAAGGAAGTCTTTGATATGCATACTTGCAGCCTTGAAATGAAAGGTGGCATTGATCCCAAGATCAAATACCCAGCCAACTACTACCATGCACCCAAGTCCAGCTATCCACAAAAGAATAGCAAAGGCGGTGAGGCAGTAAGCGCAAATGATATGGCAATGAAGATGTCTATGGGTCGCTAGATTTACAAGCATAAGGGTGACAAATGGATTGTCCCGGCTGCAAGTATCCTGATACGCGAGTCCTTGAATCACGGCCTGATGGCAACGATAGCATCAGGCGTAGGCGTGAGTGTTTGCGCTGTGGTTTTAGGGTGACAACAGAAGAACACATCAAGCCCCCAAAAAAGCCCAAGGACAAGACTTCATGATTGGGCGTGACCTTACTACCAAGAACATGATCAACGTCTGTAAAGACTTCCTAGACACTTACAATCGACGATGCCAGCAACACATCACCTTCGAACCTGAAAGGACAATCATACATGCAAGCGATGCGGATAAGATTTACGTACCCTCTCCTACTGGCAAACTTTTTGCTGACAGCAATACTTTTGTTGACCTCGTTATTGGGCCGTATGGTTCCGGCAAATCCACCATGTGTGTTCAACGCATCGTCAGGAGTGCTTGTCACATGCCCAAATGGCACAACGGACGACGAAAGTCCCGATGGGCTGTGGTCAGAAACACCAGTGGAGAGCTTGTCTCCACCACCCTACAAACGTGGCTCCAATGGTTCGGTGATCTTGGCGACATCAGGAAGCGCCAGAAGCCACTCCTCACCTATGAACACCGATTCAATGATGGAGAGGGAATAGTAGAGCTTGATCTCATCTTCATTGCCCTTGATAGGCCGGAGGATGTGCGTAAAATCAAGTCACTTGAATTGACTGGCGTTTACTTAAATGAGCTTTCCGAACTTCCTCAAAATGTCCTGTCACATTTCAAAGGCCGTGTTAATGGCCGTTATCCGTCCCGTTCATTTTGTCCTGAGCCTTATTGGTCTGGGATTATTGCTGATACTAATCCTCCTGATGAGGATCATTGGATATTCGGTGATTTTGAAAGTAACCAGACTCCGAACTACAGGGTATTCCACCAACCATCCGGGCTAATAGAGAATAAAGATGGCTTCGTTAAGAATGCAGATGGCACATACGTTGCAAATCCTGATGCAGACAACGCTAAACATTTGGCTCCTGATTACTATCCCAAACTTGCAGAGAAGCAAACGGAAGGCTTCATCAAGGTATTCTGTGGAGGAAAATATGGGCTGGTCGAGTCAGGAAAGCGCGTTTATCCTGAATATAATGACGACATTCACTCCGTGGCAAAACTCGATGCCATTCAAGGTGAACCAATTTATCTTGGCTGGGATTTTGGTCTTACCCCAGCCTGCGTTGTGGTTCAAATTACCGCAAGGGGACAGGTTAGGGTTTTAAAGGAATATACAGCCGAAGATATAGGCATTAGGACATTTGCCAATAATGTTGTAATCCCAAGGCTATCAATTGATTTTGTGTACAACAAAGTAGGATGGTCAGAGGGTGATCCAGCAGGAGCGAAAGGCGATGAGATTATGGAGGAACTTAGCTGTATCGGTGAGCTTAACGCTCTCGGAATTCCTACCAATGCTGCTAGTACAAATGACCCTGATGTGCGGATTAATAGTGTTAGGTACTTTCTTAACTTAATGATTGATGGCCAGCCAGCATTCTTGTTGTGTCGCACAGGTTGTCCAATACTGCGTAAGGGTTTTATGTCAGGCTATCACTTTAAGCGCATGAGCATTTCAGGTGATGCCAGATACCAAGACAGGCCGAACAAAAACAAATACAGTCATCCACATGATGCGCTACAATACAACCTCATGAAATTTGCTGGGCGTGACTTTAAGAAAGACGAAAAACCAACGTATGATCCATTTGCTAATAATACGGTTTTCAGATGGCAGAATTAGAGGAAAGAATAATGGCCTGTATATGTAAAAATCCAGATGGCTCTCAAGCAGAAGTATGCGCTGGCTGTATACAAAAAGTTTTTATTAATCCAACGGAACAAAAACGGGCGCAGGAAGATGTTTTCACTGACCGTCAATGCGAGCAGATTCGCATGATAGTGAGGTCAGCATTAGCGGGTAGTCCTATTCTTGATAAAATATGGATTGACGGTTTCATCAAAGGATTTGAGGAGGGGAAATGCTATGGAGATTAGCCCACAGGAAAACCGAAAGATAGTCCTAGAGAATGACAAAGACATCAAGCGCCAAGTCCCGGGCATCTTGCAAGATCACCTTGGCATTGATAAGCCTCAAGCCTTACGCAACGAGGAATTGTTTTATAGGGCTACGGGTTATAGAGGTTCATAATGTCTAATCATGGAAAACCAACTCCTAGCGGCAGTGGAAGGTATTGTGATGTTCATGGCCATCATGGGATTTTGTATGTGTGCGATTCTTACCCCAAAGAGATACAAAAAGAGGTTGAGGATTTAGGTCATGAATTTAGAAAACAGTGTGCAGAAGGTACAATTAAAATTATCCATTCGTATGCGGGGATAGTTGATTAATGTTTGGGGACATAGAAAGACAGCAATTGTGGTATGAATATGTACAAGCAAAGGTGATGAACCTTTTAGACCCTCTGCGAGTTTCTATTGCTACCTTGCAACATCAGATTGAAGATAGGATGGGTAAATCTGACCAGCTTAAATTTTTTGATTATATATACCCATCCATCTCGCAGAGATTATGTAAATTGGAAAATGAGATTTCAGAACTCAAGGAGATAATCATGCCACTCGTCAAAGGAAAGAAAGCCAGCAGCAAGAAAGGTTTTAGCGAAAATGTGAAACGTGAGATGCACGAAGGGAAGCCACAGAAGCAATCCGTGGCAATCGCTTACAGTGAAGCCAGACGTGGGAAGAAAAAGGCGAAGAAAAAATGAGTCTTTGTGGATTAGGTCAAAATACATCATCCCCATGTCGGCATGGAATTTGTGATCCAAAAGAATATTGCTTGGTGTGCAAAATTGAATTAATGGAAAAAAACCTTTTAGACCTAGAAGCACGCACACGGATTCATGAAAGTAATATTTATAAACGATTAACTGCAATTGATAATCCAAGTAAAAAGCCTTACAAATGTCCTGTGTGTGACGGCACAAGATCATGCCATACCAAAGAGAAGGATCTTTCATGGCAATGTGAATCTTGTGAAGGAAAAGGCATAGTATGGGGATAGACATTTACAATTGATAAGGAGCGTCAAAATGGCTGCAATACCAATTAACTTAGTATTTGATTGTGAACTACCCGGGCAATCTCAAGACGGCTCTAATGTCAGATTTTGTCGTTTAAAGTGCGGTAATACCTTGGCAGAAGTAGTGGGGGCAGGATTCCTCAATCCTTTGATCGCAGCCCAAGGATTAACGCTTTATCCATCAGACTTTGTGTTTGTAGCGGCATCGGATGGAAACCAGACTTACAAGCCAGTGATCGGCGCAGATGGTGTGATTACGCTAACAGTGTTACCGTAAATATTGGGCTACGTTAGCCCATTCTCACAGGCTGGATGGACGTAAGCAGGTGCAATCCCTGCGCGTAGCCCGTAAAATTTTAGTTAACCAAGGATGGTTACTATGGAAAGAGAACTCAGTGATGAGAAAACTCTTGACCCTGATCAAATCAATGAGATGGAGGAGCGAAGGCTTACCAAACTCAATGAAGCAGGGATCAACGAGCAAGAAGTATTAACGCAAGCGACAAAGCATTTAAATTGCTGGAATAGCTACTTTAACGAAAACATTGTTCGCGGCAAAGACGATATGAATTTTGTCTTGCGTGACCAATGGACGGCTGTAGAGCGTAGTGAGTTTTCCCGCCTGTTTAAACCTGCTATGACGTTTAACAAACTTTACGACGCTACAAAAAAGATTGCAGGTGAACAACGGAAGAATAAACCAGACTTGATCGTTCGATCGTTAACAGGCAAAGCGACCCAAGAGCAAATAAACCTCCGAGCAGACTTAGTCCGAACAATATCATATCAATCACAAAACGATCTTGTTTATCAAACAGCATTCAAATCAGCCCTTATGATGGGTTTCGGTACTTTCCAGATATTGCTCGACTATGAAAGCCCAAAATCATTTAACCAAGTAATCCGCTATGATCTCATTCCTGATCCAACCCGTACAGTCTTTGATCCTACGGCATTAAAGCCACATAAAGGTGATGGGAATTACTGCGCCCGCTATTATGTTTTTACCCGCGATGAGTTTTTTGCGACCTATCCATTTGTCACCAATCCTGTCTCTTACATTGATCCGTATATGCTGCTTGATTTTCAATGGCAAACGAGAGACACCATCACAGTATGCGATTACTTTGTTAAAGAATGGTTCCCTGTAATTATTTACAAGCTTTCAGATGGGAGGGTAGTCAATGAGAAAGAATGGGAAGATATCCAACAGAATTTCAAGATTAAAAAAGAAATTACAGAAGGCTCAATTGTTGAGAAAATCGTTGATAACGAAATGCCATACGTTACTAGCGAACGCCAAACGCAAGATTACAGGATCATGCACTATCGAATGATCCGTAACCAGATCATTGATTTTTCAGAGTGGCCGTCAAAACAATTGCCTATCATTTTTGTTGATGGCGATTCGTACTATATTGAAGGCCGTCAGTATTGCAGGTCATTTATACATGAAGCTCGTGATGCTCAAAAATGCGTTAATTATTTCGGCAGCGAGATTGCAGCAGAGGTTAAAAATAGAAGGCGTGAGCAATGGCTTGGGACTCCGGACAACATCTCTGGATACGAACAAGACTGGCGAAACCCAGAGCTTCAAATGGGGATTC